TTGGCGATCGCCTCGCGCTCGTTGTTGTTGAGCGGCGCCTTCATCAGCAGGCGCTCGGCCATCTGGATCTTTTCAGCAGCACGCTCGCCCAGCTTCTGCATTTCCTGGTTGCGATCATACTCGAGCTGCTGCGCTTGCTCGCTGCTCAGTTGGAGAACACGCGAAGCAAGATCCTCGAAAGCAGCCTGGCTAATGCCGTTTTCTTTGGCCCATTCTTGATACGCGCCGACAGTAGGATCATCGACGTTGAGGCCCTGATCCACCAGACCGTCAAGCTCATATTTTTCAGGAGCCTTGTGCTTGCCTTGGCTGAATTTCTTTTGCAATTCGTTATAGCTCTTCGCCAGCTTTTCCACATCGGGCCCGTCCTCGTCCCAAAATTTTTCGGGGTAATAATCTGGGCGAACCAGCGGCTCTTGATCGCTATCGGTCGTCGGGGCTGGCGCTGTATTACTTGGCTCGGGATCATGTAACGCGATCGGAGCCTCTTGTGGCTCTGCTGAAACATTGTCTTGGGCCTGGGGATTGATAAGCGGGGCGTCGGCTGCGACGTTATCCTGCCCTACAGTTTCCTGGTTATCCATTATTCGGTTCTCTCTATCCGTTTCTCGATCATGCGAACGATCTCGGCCATCCCCGTCCTGACGTAGCCATAGCTATGGTCCTCGCCAGGGTTCCAGGTCGGCCTCTCTATTGTAATCGACCGCAGATGCGACAGCACCTTCTGGCCTTCTTCAGACTTGAACACGCGCCCATACAGGATATCGAGATCGTCCGCTTGTCTTGTCTCTATCCTGGGCGACTCGATCAAGCCATCCCATCCCTCATCCATCATACCATTGCTCCTGCCATCGCACCGCCATCACCAACAGGGCCAGGCTGCGCTGGTTGCTGGGCCTCCATCATGGCCTGCTGCATCTGCATCATAATTTCTTGCTGTTCAGCTTCGCTGTTCAGAATGTTCTGATCGATCCCCAGCCGCTCCGCGATAAACGCAAGAACACGCGGCACTGAGATTGACGCTTGGCCTTGTGGGCCCATAGCATTTGCGATCTGCATATACTGAACGACATCATTGATCTCCTGGAGCTTCTGCGCCTGGGCGAGAGGCGAGACAGGCGTCACCTTCACTTCGGCGCCGTTCACCTTCAACGGTAGATCAATCAAGCCTTGTTGGTCCATCACAAAGAGCGTGCGTGCAATGATCGGCACCATCGTCTCGGTAATCAGACGACCGAACGCGCTGCCCAGGTTGGTGGCCAGCTCGCGCGTGCGCTCCGCGATCTCTGTGGCCGAGCGTGCCGACATATTGTCAGGCGGCAGCGTGTCGTCCATCAGGATCTTTTTGATGTTCATGCGCAGATCATTGATAACAATCTGGCTGGTGTTAAAGTCCCCCGCCCGTGGCAGCGGGGCAAGGGAGGCGCCGTTGGGGCCGCCGTTCCTGGCTACCGCGACAACCGCGCCTGGCTGGATCTTGATGTTTTGAGGGTTTAGGACGCCATCATCCGCAGCCGTATAAACACCCGCGATCGAGAGCGATGCGTTCTTCAGCACCAGCTCGAGCGTTTTGTTTAACGTCTTAATGTCCGCAATGGCCGTGACCAGCGGCCCCCGCCCATACACCTCACCAGCGACCTTCATGTAACGCGACACGATAAACGGGCTCGATCGCATCTCACGATAAAACAGCTCTTGTTTCTTGGCTGGCCAGAAAACGTGATAGTGATAGCGCCCAGTTTCCTGGTCAAAGATCACTGCATCGCGCAGATCTAGCTCTTGATCTGGGCGGCGCTCGATCGCCTCTGCCAGCTCGGCTGTCATTTGCGCCCCAGGGAACTCACGCATCACGGCCTCGGCCTTTACGCGCAGCTGGCGATAGACGTTATCGACACTGCCATTTGCGCCTTCCTCGATCGCCACGAGATATTGCGGGATCGGAACAAAGCGCACGGGCGTGGCCTCATCGCCAGGCGTAATCATCATCACACCAGTGCCAACAGCGAGATCGAGCAGGAACTCGCCCATTGCCAGGTCGAAATTGGTCTGGCGCAGCGTCTCAAAGAGGCGCGTAGTGTAGGTATCCATGATTTCCTGGGCGCGCTCGCGGTCCTGTTCCGGGATCTGCGAGCCTACCTCGAGGCGGCACCAGGTTTTATACGGCGGGAACAGACCAGCCTGGAGGCGATTGGCGAAACGCTGCGTGGCGTGGATCGCTGTTGAGTCAAACACGCGCGCCATCTTTGCTTTGCCTGCTACGCGACCCTCGTAATACCCCGAATATAGGTTGCGCTGGGGTAGAGCGAACTCATAGCAATCCTCGTAGATAGAGCGCCATTCATCTTTGCGGGCCTGGGCCTTGGCCTCGCGCTCCATCAGCTCTTTCACATTCAGTCTAGGCATCTCTGCTCTCATTTCTTTTGCTTATGGCGGCCGCCTTCTTCCTCGCATCGGCTTTTGAGGATGCGCCCCAGGCGCGCAGAGACAGCAGCAGCCGTGTTGGTCGGCCCTTTTCGTCGCGCTCGGGCCCGTCATTGCCAGCCATCCGCGCCAGAAACGACGCCCGGCGCGGATTGTCACCAGACTTTACTGGGGCTTTGAGATTGGCACCCTCTTTGCGCTTGAAATACTTGCGGCCTGCCTGGTTAAGCCCGCCGCTCGGATTCTGATAGCGCTTGGCAACCATATCGCCACCTATCGACCAATACGGATTACAGCCGTGCCGCTTGTATAGTCGCCAGTTTTAATCCCCGCGCGGTAAACGACGACAGGCTCAGGATCGTGGCCATAAGTCTCGATGGGGGCCGTGAATGTATCCACGTCGCGCCACGTAATGCCCTGGTCAAAAGACCGCTGAACGGTGACAGTCCCAGAGAAGGTGCCCGAGATCGAGAAGTTAAATTCGCCCTGGGTATAAAGCCCATCCGAAAACGTATTTTGCGCAGAAATGTTGGCTTCGACGAGGCCGATATCCTTATCAAGAATTGCCATTTAGTTGCTCCTTTTTGGTTTGGGCTTCTCGCCTTTTTCGATACGGCGCATTGTCCCGAATACATAGGCTTGCTTTCGCTCACCCTTTAGTCCGAGCCGCTCGGCGCTTAGGAGCAGCTTTTTGTGCAGTTTTTTTGGCATCGGAAGCCCCTTTCTTCGGCTTGGCGTCAGCCGCCGGGGCCTCGATCGGCTCCGCAGCGGGCACCTCAGTAAGGATCTTGCGGAAGATTCGCGGATCTTTTTTCGTGTTAGTCATAAGAATCAATCCATCTTGACGCCGAACGTGTCACCCTGCGAGCCCAGGCGCGTGTTCATGCCAAGGCGCCCAGGGGCCATCAGCAGGCGCAGACCGCCAGTGCGGCGCGCTCGGTTGCGAGCGGCAATCTGGGCGGCCTCTTCGCGCGTTTGAGCCTCTGCCCGCGCCTCTGCACGCTGCTGCGTCTCGGTAACGGCCGATGGCGTTGCTGGTGTCTTGCTTGCCTTGCTCAAAGACTTCGCTAGAACACCGCCAGCCGCGGCACCCGCTGCGGCGGTTCCAACCCAGGCGGGGAGTGCTGCTAATGCTGCCATTATCTGATCCTCGTCATCATGTAGTAATCATCACCCTCAGGCCCAAACTGGCGCATGAGGCTCTCTTGCTCAAAATACACTGAACGCGCAAATTTGTAAGCTGTGTAATTCGACTTTCGGACGGCTATCTGAAGGCGTCTAACCCCGTATTCCTGCTCTATCTGCGCAAATATATGCCTTCCGCCCTTCACTAGCGCTATCGCATTTTCCTCGATGCCAATGCCTGGCAGCATCCAGACCTCGGCCACGCCAGGCCACATTGGCCGAACGCCGAACAGGCACACGGGTTTGCCCTTGCCGACCAGCGTCCAGCTCAGATCCGGGATCGCCATGTCGATAATGTAACGGTGATACTCAGGAATGATCTCGAGATATCGCAGCTCATCCCCTTTCAGCTCCATGCGCAGCAGGTGCTCCGGCCGAAACGGCACCAGGTTCTGCGTCGGGCCGAGAAAACTCCTACCGAAATTCATCAGAAGATCTCGAAATCTGTGTTGGCGGTGTAGGTTCCGCCTTGGCTGGTGTAGGATCCGCGCCGCAATCGCCGCTGCTCGCCCCCGCCAAGCATCAGATACCCGAACGCATCCCCGCAGTGCGAGTGTTCGTTCTTCACCGGGCTGTCTTTGAACCGCTCCTGCCCAGCGCCCAGGCTTTGACGCTTGAAGAAATAGCCTCCGCTAAGAGATTTACGCAGCCGCAGACACTTTTTGTCCACCATCAGGCCCGGCTTGCCCGAGATCAGGCGCGACATTGGTGCCGCTCCGGCCTCTCGACGCACCTGGAAGGCGTTGCTATCGGTCGGTTGCGCTTTAAAACCCAGCGATCGAAGGTGATCGAAGGCCGTAACCTCATAGATCTCGTCGCGCTTGTTGCCCGCAGGGTCGCCCCAGATCAGGATATCGTGCTTAGAATACTTCTCAGCGATCTTCGAGATCATTTCCTGGCCAAAGCGCTCGAGCCCCATGTCGAATGTCACCAGCTCATCGCAGATCCGCCAGGCGCCACCCGCCGTGCGCTGCCCAAATATCGCCGCGGGCGTCAAACCAAAGTCCACGCCGATCTGAATCGGATAATACGGATCCACATCGACCGTCCCGCTCATCAGCTCATCGTCATACTCGGGCCAGACGGGGCGGCCTTCTTGGACAAACGTATACATGCCCTGGGCATAACACCGGATCCAGTCCGCGTTCTTGCCGCCGAGCAGCTGCTGATAGTATCCAGGCGGCAGATTGTTGCGGTTCTCCGCCTTCGGGTTCACCCGCCACCATTTTCCCCCAGAAAATATAAACCCCTGGCTCTCAGGGTTCTCTTTCGGCACCTCATCCGGCGGAACTTGCAGCACCCCGCCCGGTTGGCGATGGAACGTCCACGGATATTCCCCGCCGATCGGGTTTTTCTCGGCCAGCTCATGCCACCAATGGTCATTATCCGGCGGGTTGGTGTCCATCCAGATGCCATACCAGGTAGCCCCGCCATCCGCTTTCGTCGGATAGCGCCCCACCCGGTGCGTCAGGCCATCGATCACGGCCTTCGGCAGCTCTCGAGCCTCGTTCACCCAGGCGCCAGTCAGCTCGAGCGACAACAATTTCCGCACATCTTGCGGCGATGTAAGGGCCAT